CGTGTTTAGCACTAGAAGGTTTACTTGCTAAGCCCGCTGATTTTGCCGCACACAGCGAAGTTACCGCTATCTTTAGACGCATGGGAGTGAGATAATATGCAACCAATAAAGCTACTTGCAAAGCTTACAACTAAAACGCTAAATCTCACTGGTACGTTTGGTGGCAGTGGGCAAGACGTTATTGATTGGCGGACGGCGGCACATGCTTTGGCAGGTTTACCGCAGTGCCAAACCAATTGGGCTTACTTTCGCTATGTGGGTGAGGAGACAAGGCTTAATCGTGTTGTACGCTCGCTAACTATGCACGCAACGCTGTTTGTAAAAATACGCCAATACAAAATAAAGCCAGATACATTAAACGGCTTGGTGATGGCAGCAGTACATGAGTTTGTTCAGCCGGTGTGTGGTGAATGTGATGGTAGTGGTTTAGCACCGGGGCAAAAGGCCACTAACCTAGAAGCTGATACATGCGTTAAGTGTCACGGACGAGGACGCAAGCCAATATCAAACCGCAGTCGATGTAAAATTATCGGTATCGGACATAAAAGCTATACCAGCGCACACGATGAAGTAACAAAGGAACTATTGCGCTTAATAGCTGAGTGGGAGCGCGATATATTCAAAAATATACACGTAAAAATGGGTGACGTAGCATGATAACAGCCGCCGAACTTGCAAACGCAACCACACGACTACCAGACCCCGAAACGTTTAGATATAACAGCATTCAAATAATGCTTCATAACGTGCTTGAGCCAACGGCAAGCGATAAGGGCAAAACCACTTACTTAGAGCAAAGCACTGTAACGTTTGTTAAGCGCAGTATATTTGGCATTGATACGTGGGTTGTAGAAAGCATGGATATAAACAACGCACACAGATAAGTATATTTAAAGCAAGAGCGAGATAAGCATGAACAAGATAACAATAAACGGCAAAACAATTACACACTCAGGCCGTGGCAGTGTGTGTATAAGCAATAACAAAATTACTATTGGTGGTGTGGATATAGAGGATTTAGACACCATTGAAGAAAAAACAGTAAACATTGTCATTGAAGGTAATGTTGAAAATATAATGACCGAAGATGCTGATATAACAGTAAACGGAACGGCCGGCGCAGCAACCACTAAGAATGGAAATATTACGTGCGGCGATGTAAGCGGCGATGTAGAAACTAAAAACGGCAATGTGATGTGTGGAAGTGTCCAGGGCGATGCTACTACAAAGAACGGCAATATTATGGGAGGCCGATAGCATGAAAAAGCCTAGCAAAGAGCAAATAGAAAAAATAAAAGAAGAATTACCGCACCCTAGAGATTGGATGGGAGACGTTTATAAGGTGGTTTGGCAAGACCCAAAAAAGCTAGAGCCAATTGGTATGCTAGGCCGTGAGGCTAAGCGCTGTGAGTTATACGATGTAGAGCTGCTATTTAAAAAGGTTGTTAATGCAAACGGGTATGCGAGTTGGGAGCTTGACGAAGGCTTTAAAAGCTTTGATGAGTTTGTGGCAGAGCAGACAGAACAAAGCCAAAAGCCTGTCGATGAGTACGGCATCATTGAAATACTAAAGAAACATAACGCAGAAAGCGCTTTAAATGAGATTACAGCCGTTTTTGATAGGTTTTGCGAGTCTTATATGGGCTCAAGAGAAGATATACGCAAGGGAGCTTTTACAGAGGTTAATTGCTACTTAATGACTTCGCTTATTGAGGGTAGAAAGGACGCAGAATTGTTAAGAGCAAAAATAACCGACCTAGTAGACTCTTACAATAATTTATATAGAGGGAAAACCCATGCTAATAAAGCCAAACAAGATACTAACAGCGATAATGATTAAGTATCCAATACTCATAGACAAGTACCTAACGGAACATTAAAGAACATAACGGAACAACACCGGAACAAAATAACGCTCTTAATCTAATTAAGGGCGTTTTTTATTGTCTAAAGCAAAGTTTTAGCGGAACAATGCGGAACAAATGGCGGAACAATTGAAAATGTAAGTTATTGATATTTAATTGATGTTCGCTTTAAACGGAACATTTGAGGGGGGATTATAACGATTTGTCCTGTTTATCGACTAAATGTTCCTTTTTATATTGCTTAACGTCACCTTATACTTTTAAATAGGAACAAATGAGGTTTAAGTTTTCTTAATACGGATTAAGTAAAGGCGCTCAAAAAGTTTATGGAGGTGAGTTGCTATAATGATGGAAAGCAATGTTAGCAAAGCCAAAGATTACACACAGTTGCCAGATGGATTAACCGGTTTGCTTGAAAAGAATAAAGACGCTACGTTTTATGGCGTTGCTAGCGGGCGCTCAATGGAGGGCGTTGGTATATTTGATGGTGATGTGCTTTTGATTGATAGGAGCTTAGACGTAAAGCCAGGCGATGTAATCGTGGCAGTATTAAACGGTCAGTTTGTTTGTAAAATTGCTGACCTTAAAAACAATCAATTATTGTCTGCGAGTGACGAATACGAACCTTACAAACTTAAAGATGGTGACGAGTTCACTTTGGAAGGAGTGGTAAGCCGTTCTGTTCGCATGTTCCGCCGAAATATTAAGGATAAATTGTAAATGGACTGGAATGTCTTTTTTAGCACCATGAGTCAAACGTGTGGAGCGGTTGTTGGTATATTTTCAGCTTTCTTGATTACCAAAATCATAGCTGACCAATCTGAGTTTTCACGATTAAGAGATAAAATATCGACAATGATAAGTAAGTCTGAATATTTAAAGGCTCATTTTGATAGGGTTGATTTTGAGCAACTAAACAACAAAGAGTTAAAAGATCTTAGCGATATTTTATACAACTCAATAAAGGATGAAGAGCTAGATAAGTCTCCAGAGTTTTACTATGAATTGATTGATCAACCTTTATATGCATCTAAAAGTGATGCGATTGAGTATATAAAATATGCAATTCAAAGAGCTGAAAAATATCAGTTAGAAAAAAAGAAAAAGCAGGAAGAAGAAGATTGGAAAAAATCACATCGGGAAAGTTTGGAGCGAGCATTTGGGAGTAGCGTATTGGCAAATATAGACTTGATGAACTCTATTAAACCTATAACTAATCCTTATGCATCATCTCCTTTAGATAGGATCAAAGAATCCATGGCGCATGACCCAATAAATAATAACCGCGAACAATCATCTAGAAAGCAACTTATTATAGATTCAAAACATCAAGTTAGCATAAACAGAAAGGTTCTTAACGAATTAGAGGGCTCTAACACTGCGCATCAACTAATAAGTCGATCATTGGTAATTGTGCTTTTGTTATTTTTCATAGGTGTAATCTATCCTCTAAGCTTTTTGCCGCTTGTTCCTGGCGCTGAAATAACTTTATCAATAAGAGCTTTTTTCGACATTTTGTTTTCTCTAAAGGGAGCTTTGCTTGGGTTGCTGGCTGTATCATTTAGCTTCTTAATTGCTACTTTTTGGTCTGTAAATAACCGATTAAAGCTATCTCCTAAGGAGTGCGAGGATCTAAAAAAAATGTGCCAACCAGAAGGTTTCAGTATTTTTTTGAAAAACTATTGTGACAATAATTAAAAATCAACCACAGCTTGCAAACCCCCCAATCCTGATATAGTATTTTCTATGTTGAAGAAATCCGCTTAGTTTTACGACTGAGCGGATTTTTTTTGCTCTATGCTACTTGCTTTGCCCGATCTTATGGTCGGGCTTTTTTGTGGGCGAAAGGTTGAGTTATGAAAGCTAGCAAACTAACAGCGCTGGGTTTAACTGCGGTTCTTGCGGCAGCTGGTGTAACAGTTGCGACATTTGAGGGCCAAGAGTTAACCGGCTATGTTGATCCTGTTGGCATTGCAACCACTTGTTACGGACACACACAAACAGCAGTAGTTGGCAAAGAGTACACAGAGGACGAGTGTTTAAATTTACTCGCAGGTGACTTAGCTAAGCACAACTCGCAGTTAATGAGCGTGATAAACGTAAATCTGAGCCAAGGGGAGCACATCGCTTACTTGTCATTTCATTACAATGTTGGTCCTGGCAATTTCCGAAGCAGCACATTGCTAAGCAAGCTAAATCGCGGTGATCGCATTGGCGCTTGTAATGAGTTGGCGCGCTGGATTTATGCCAAAGGTCAAAAGTTACCAGGCTTAATCACTCGCAGAGAAAAAGAGCGCGCAATGTGCCTGGATGGAGTCACTAATGTTAAAACTGTTCAGCAGCATTGAAAGGGTGACTATCGTCGCTCTATTGGCGGCACTCGCTTACGCAACATATCAGATTGTTATTATTGAAAGCGAATTAAAAGAAGCAAACAAAAAAATAACAACAAAAAGCCTAGAGATAGACAATCTCACGATGCAAGCCGAGTTTTTAACTCAAAGCGTTAAACTTACCGAAAAACAAAATGCCAAGTTGATAAGCGAGCGCAATACATTATCGCGCTTAAATAATGCTTATCAGTTGGAAGTAAGCTCTTTAACTAGCAGCTTGCACAAAACTCAAACTGAAATTAACAAACTACGAGAGTCGAGCGATGAAGCAATTAAAACATGGGCTAATGATAGCGTTCCTTGTGATGCTGTTCGCTTGCTCAAGTACGCAAGAGCCAGTGAGTGTGACAAGGACGGTGGCGCAGACAGAGTACGTGTACCTAGCGCCACCGGAAGAATATCTATCAAACTGTAGCGTTGACCGCAAACAAATAGCAGGTAATGCGACGTTGTTAGCGTATGCGCAGTATTTAGAGTATGTCATAGACAAATGCGATGAAAACATTAAACGAATTAAACAATGGGCCAGCGAAGTTAATAATGGATAGATCAACAGCAGCAGCAAGCTACACTGCAAGTATCGGCACTGGTGTCGGCGGTTTATTGTCACTTAACAACATGGCGCTAGCGCTTGGCATTTTATTTACTGTGATCACATTCCTGATGAACTGGCGCTATCAGAGCAAAAAGCACGAGCTTGAACTTCAAAAACGCCGTGAAGATGCTGAGTACCACAAGGCACGTATGAGAGAACTGGTGCGTGACGATGAACAAGCATTAGCTGAGTGCAAGGTAAACAGCGGTGATAAGTAGTGTCAAAATGGAGCGATTTAAACGAGCTATTTCAAAAAGAGCATAGCGAAACAAGAATATCGCTGCGTGATTTTTGCGACAACAACAAATTAAACTACAGCACTGCGCGAAAGCATATAAGAACATCAAGAGCAGCACCGCGTAAAGCAGTAAAGGATGAAGGCCAAAGGCTTACAAGAGCACCGAACTTTAAACACGGTGGTTATACAAAGTATTTTAAGCAAGGCGTTAATCAGTTAGTTGAAGCAACAACGCTAGAAGATGAGCTTGATTTATGTCGCGCTCGCATTCACATGGTTATGGACTCGATTGAGGGTATCCAAAAGCTATTAGATGATGCGGACACGACAAACGAATCGAAAGTGATGCTTTACGAGTCGTTATTTAAAGCTGAAATGTCACTTGATAGAAATGTCATACGTGCTGAGTCGATAACTAAAACGCTATCAAGCCTTGAGACAGACACACTAGCACGCGGCAAGCTTATTGCGGAAACGACACGTATTAAGCAACAAACACAAGCGCTGATCAACGCGACCAAACGCGGTAAGCATCAGGCGGAAATTGCAGAGCATGAAGCAGCCAAAGCACGTAAAGAGGCCGGCGGCACTAGTAAGCTTGATGATTTCATTGATAAGCGCACAGGCGGTTTAGATACGGTGGTTAGTCAGTAATGCAACCAAAGCCAGCTAAATACCCTAAGAGCACATGGCTCACAGAAGAAGAACGCTTTAATTTAGATGAAGTAGAGCTGTTAGAGCGATGCGAACCCTATCTTGATTGTTGGTGGTGGCGTTTAAACAACTTATACATCATAGCGGACGAGAAAGGCCGTGAAGTGTTGTTTCGTTGTCGTATAGCGCAAACCATGCTTTTTGTAACGATGTGGTTTTTAAACATCATCTTAAAAGCGCGCCAGCTTGGCTTTAGCACAGCAATACAAGTTTTTATCCTAGATCACGCCATGTTTAACGATAACAGGCAGTGTGGAGTAATCGCCCAGGGTAAAGAAGAAGCCAGCGCCATATTTTCATCTAAGATACTTTATCCCTACGAGCGGCTACCAAGTTGGCTTAAAACGGGCAAGCGCTCAGTTAAAAGCAAAACTGGCACCGGGATAAAGTTTAATAATGACTCATGGATACGTGTTGCTGTTTCGTTCCGCTCGGGAACACTTCAAGTATTACACGTATCAGAATACGGCAAGATATGCGCTAACTACCCATTACGAGCAGACGAGGTTCAATCGGGCTCACTGAATGCGGTACATGAAGGCTCTTATATTTTTATTGAGTCAACAGCAGAAGGCGCAAGCGGCAATTTCTTTGATATGTCAGTCGATGCGATGGATTTATCAGCATCAGGCATTGTGCTAGGCCAGCAAGATTTTAAATTTCACTTTTATCCATGGTTTGATGATCCTAAGTATGTGGCACCAGTGCCGACAGGTGGCTTAAAACTTTCAAAGGAAAAGGCCAAATACTTCAAAGCAGTTGAAGCAGCTAACGGCGTAAAGCTCACAGACGAGCAAATAAGCTGGTACATAGGCAAGGAGCGCAACCAAAAAGGCAAGATGAAGCAGGAATATCCATCTACACCGATGGAGGCTTTTTTAACATCAGGCCGCAAAGTATTTGATAGTGACGATTTAATGCGTGTCGAAGGGCGCTGCGTTAAGCCGTTACTCGTTTATGATCTTGAGCCATACACCGGCAACATGAAGAAAATGAACGGCAAGGTTGATTTAAACGCCAAAGGTAGCGATAAGCTGGCCCAATCAACACTCGGCTACCTGCTGATATGGGAATTACCAGACGAAAACGAGGACTACGCAATAGGAAGTGACGTAGCAGAAGGACTTGAACACGGAGATAGAAGCTCATTAGACGTTGTTGCCAAATCGGATGGGCGACAGGTAGCACATTGGTTCGGTCATATAGACCCTAAGCGGTTTGCACACATAAACAAGCATATCGGACTTATGTATAACAAGGCCTATATTGGCGTTGAGCGAAACAATCACGGTCATGCGACACTTCAAGAGCTTGTTGAGATTTACCCAACGAGCCGGATTTACACGGAAGAACACATTGATCGCGAAGATACGGACGAAGAAACACGCAAGGTAGGCTGGCACACAAGCGCACAGTCAAAACCAATTCTTACCAGTGGATTAGACGCACTGCTAACGAATGATGCTGACGGCATTGTTTGGCGCGGTACTTCTAGCGAGCTAAGCACATTTGTTTACGACAAAAAAGGCCGTATGGGCGCACAGCCTGGCGGGTTTGATGATCAGGTAATGAGTTACATGATTGCACAAGAAATGCGAGTAAGAATGCCTAAACGACTAATAAAAGATAATACACCCGCACCACACAACCCTAATCATTGGATGGCAAGATAACAAATGGCTGATCACGTAAAATCAAATAAAGACGGCTTTACGCTAGACAAGCTGTTAACGCTACTTGGTGACATTGATAGCCAACCAGATTGGCGCACGCCAGCAACAAAAGCATGTGCTTATTACGATGGCGACCAGTTAGCGGAAGAAATACGCGCAATACTTAAACGCCGTGGGCAACCTGAAATAGTACACAACATGATTGGACCTACTATTGATGGCGTACTTGGTTTAGAAGCGCGCTCGCGCTCTGACTTAATGATCGTGGCCGATGATGATAACGGCGAAGAATTAGCAAAAGGCTTAAACGAAAAGTTTAAGGACGCATGGCGTTTGTCACATGCCGATCGTGCGTGCTCGGATGCGTATGCAAGCCAATTAAAAAGCGGTATAGGCTGGGTTGAAGTTACTAAAAACCCTATTCCATTCGCTGCGCCATATCGTGTTAAGTATATTCACCGCCGCGAAGTGTGGTGGGATTGGAACGCTCAAGAAGCAGATAGAAGCGATGCACGTTGGATGCTGCGCAAAAAGTGGATGGATTTAGACGAGGCGTTAGCTACGTTTCCTGAACACAAAGAGATTTTAAAAAACTCGGTTAACTTGTGGGAAGATTTTTACAACACGGTTGATAAAGAAGGTGTTGATGATCACGCCCTGCACTCAGCCTGGCATGATAGCCAAAGTTGGAACCGTGGCATGAGCGAATGGCTAGACCAAACGCGCAACCGTGTTTTACTTCAAGTTATTTACTACAAAGTATGGAAACGCGCACACGTTATCAAAATGAGTGATGGCCGTGTAATTGAATACGATAAAAACAACGATTTACACCGCGCAGCAGTACAAACAGGCAAGGTTAAGCTTGAATACGCCTCATTCCCTAATGTGCGAGAAGCGTGGTTTGTTGGTCCTCACCGTATTATTGATAGAGCCAGTGAAGCGCCTAACGGCATGTATAACCTGATACCGTTCATTGGTTACCAAAAAGACGCAAGCGGCGAACCTTACGGTCTTGTTAGCCGAATGATACCCGCACAAGACGGTATTAATGCCCGCGTGATCCGCCTTAACTACTTACTACAAGCACGCCGTATTGTGGCTGATGAAGATGCTACGCAGTTAAGCGATGACAGATTAAAAGAAGAAGTCGAAAAGCCGGACGGTTATATACCGCTAAATCCTGACCGTAAAAGCAAGTTAAAAGCCGCTGATGCGCTAAGCATTCAAAATGATGTAGGTATCGCAGCACAGCAATTTAACTTGATGCAAAACGATATGAAGTTAATTCAGGATACTGCCGGCGTTTATAACTCGATGTTAGGCCAAGACAGCAATGCGACAAGTGGTGTTGCCATTTCTAACTTGGTTGAGCAAGGCACAACAACACTTGCTGAGCTAAACGATAACTTTCACTTTTCGCGCAATCGCGTAGGTGATTTATTGCTTGCTTACATCATTGAGGATTTAAAGCCGCAAAATAACATACAGGTAACCGTTAATCGTGATGACAAGGCCAAGCGTAAGGCGATTGTACTTAATCAGCCTAACGAAGAAGGCAAACGCACAAACGATGTAGCGCGATGGAAAGGCCACTTAGCACTCGCGCCGGTTAAAGCTACGCCAACGTATCGCCAGCAGCAAGCAACACTGTTAAGCAATGTCATGGCGCAAATACCACCAGAGGCCCAAGCGGCAACCATGCCTATGTTTGTTGAATTGATGGACCTACCAAACAAAGAGGAATTTTTAGCAACGCTTCGCCAGGCTTTAAACATACCTAAGCCGCAAGAAGATATGAGCGAAGAAGAACTTGCACAAGCAAAAGCCCAGGCTGAAAAAGCGCAAGCGATGGAGAAAATGCAAATGCAAGAAATTCAAGGCAATCTTGAAAGGCTAACTCTTGAGCGTGAACAGCTAAAAGCTAAAATTCTTGAGCTACAGAAGAAAACCGAAACAGAAGAAGTGAAAGACGACAAAGTAATAGCTGAAACTGAAAAGATTTTAAGTGAAGTACGCAGAAGCAACGCGGAAGTAGCCGCAATGAAATCTAACGTACAAGCAAACATTCAACAGCAACTAGACGCGATACAGGTGTAGCAATGAGCGAAACAAAAGAAGTTATTAACGTAGTGCTTTGTGGTGATGATGGCGCGACAGTCCACATACGCGAAGTAATGGCCGAGTACCAATGCTTTAAAGTGGTTCAAGCAGCCGAGATTAAATCGGTAGCTACAATGGACGGGCAACCTGATCTTTCATTAATTATCGGCATACCGGGAACTGACATTGATTTGCCTTACATTGCTAGCCAGGCGCTAATAGCACGCTACACGCCAGTAGCCGGTGATTATATTGTGCTGTATGAAAATGACTATGTATCAATAAGCCCTAAACAAGTATTTGAGGAGGGTTATAACAAGATTGAATTTGCCGATGTTGGCGGGGATAACGACTTGGGTGTGCCTCAAGAGCATATGGGCCAAGTTAAAGCCATTGCAAAAATGTGTCACGAAGTTAACCGCGCTTACACAGCAGTAATGCGAGAGCCATTAAAGCATTGGCATGAGCTGGAAGAACAAGACAAAAACATTGTTATTGAGCATGTAGCGTTTTTGATTATCAACGTTGATGCTGATGTAAAAGCATGGCATGACGCGTGGGTGTCTAAAATGATTGTGGCGGGCTGGAAGTATGACGCTAAACGCTCACTTAAAAACAAAACGCATGAACACTTAAAGCCTTTTCACCACCTACCTGAAAAACAACAAGTCAAAGATGCGCTATTTCATAGCGTGGTAAAACAAGCCATTCACGCGGGGTAAACATGAACGTACTCAAGCACTGGTTTTTAAAATACATAATGCCAGCGTTTGAGCCGGTTAACGTAGAAAAATCAAATGACGCGGTACGGCCTGCGTCTTATTTAAAAAATGGCCGGCGAGTAACAGCAATAAGCTGGGGAGGTTTCAATGTAAAACTCCGCAAACCATACAGATAAAGATATTTACGTACTACGCAGAAACGAAGCCGCTTTTGAGCAATCAGAGGCGGCTTTTTTGTGCGATGCACAAAACTCGCAAGGGCAGCGATACGCCTAAATTTTAATTTTCGTAACCATACGTTAAATGGTCGATGGGGTAATAAAGTGGATGAATTAGACGAGATATTAGCAACTGGCACTGATGAAGAAATCGAGGCGGCATTAGCAGGCCTAGATATTGATGGTGAAACACTATTTGGTGGCGAAGATGGCGAAAAAGAGCCTGTAGTAGAAACCAAACAAGAGGCACCTGCAGCAGAGTCAAAGCAGGAAGTAAGCGAAGCACCAGCTAAAACAGACGTAGAAGGGGAGTCGTCAACCAAAGAGGGTGAATCACCAGAAGGTTTTGTTGAAATTGACGGCAAGTATTACGTTGAAGCAACGGACGTTAGCAGTAAAAACGGTCAACACAGTTTGCCGTATGAAGTGCTAGCACAAGCGCGTGAACGCGCAGCAGCAGCCGAAGCCGAACGCGAAAGACTAGCCACCGAAAAAGCAGAGCTTGAAAGTCAGTTTGAGGAAACCAAACGTGTAGCCGAGTTACACAGTAGCCAGTTAAAAGAAGCTGGTATGGACCCACGCAAACTGCCAGGTGAAATGCTTAAAGATCCTGAGCTAATGGAGCGTATTAAAGATGAATATCCGGAGCTTGGCGAATTAGTTAGTGAGTTAGCTAGCCAAATTCAGCAATACGGTTCAAAGAACCAGCCGGCGCCAGAAACACCACAAGCACCTTCACAAAATGAAGTGCAAGAAGCGTTTGCGCAATCACAGCACTTAAAGCAGTGGATGCAAAATGACGTTGATAAGTGGGATATGGCAAAGGTTATTGATGACAAGCTCACAAAAGACCCATCGTTTGCAAACAAAACAGTCGCAGAGCGATTTAAAGAAGTTGAAAAGCGCGTACAAAGCGCATTTGGCGAACAGCACAAGCCTAAGCCAAGCAACACCGACTCTGCACCAATCCCAAATACACCTACTGACATAGGCACACAGGCAAATGATCTAAGTGCTAGTGCCGGCTTACTTGAAAAAGACGCAGCGACTATCGCAGCCGAAATGGAAGGTATGACGGAGCAGCAAGTAGAAGCAATGCTTGAGAGCGTGTCAGATTATCTCTAGGAAATTAAAATGAGCACAATTACAAAAGCACAAGCGGCCAAAGCGTTTGGCGCTGCCCTGTTTACACATACACGCCGTCAAAATACGTTCGTGAACATGCTAACAGGTGCCGCACCAAAAGCGGCTAAAGCAGATAAAGCACACGGCAAAAAGCAAACTGAAAAGGGCGCGCCGGTGGTTATGATCAATGACTTGCAAAGCCAAGCCGGCGACACGGTTGAAATGGATTTATTCCACAACCTTAACGGCTTACCAACAATGGGTGATAAAAAACTGGAAGGCCGAGGCGAAAGCTTGAGCAAAACAGTGTTTGAATTGCGCATTGACCAAGGCCGTAAGATGGTTGATAGCGGCGGTAAAATGTCGCAAAAGCGTACTAAGCATGATTTGCTTAGCACTGCTAAAACGTTGCTAGGTAACTACTACAACGACTTAAAAGATGAAGTGGCAATGTATCACCTGGCCGGTGCGCGTGGCTCGTTTGCGCCAAGCGATATTATTATCCCAACAGAAGATCATAGCGAATTTAAAGAAATCATGGTCAATGATGTTCTGGCACCAACGTATGACCGTCACCAGTTTGGTGGTGATGCGACTAGCTTTGAAGCGATTGATGCTGCGGATATTATGACGCTAGAAAAGCTGGACGACTTAGCGCTTATTTTGGAAGAACAAGCCAACCCAATGAAGCACATTAGCTTTGAAGCTGACCAAATGGCGAATGAGTCGCCTTTCTTCTTATTATTCGTGACCCCGCGCCAATGGCGTGACCTTTGGGCTTCTGCGACTGATAAAAAGTTACAAGAGCTTCAATCTCGCGCAATTAAACGCGGACAAGGTTTCAATCACCCTGTATTCAAAGGTGATGTGATCATGTGGCGCAATATTCTTGTGCGTCAATACCGCAAGCCAGTGCGTTTCTTTGCGGGCGATACGGTAACAGTATCTAACAACGATAAGTTAGCGACAACTAAAATTGTTGAAGCGGGTACAACTATCGATCGTGCAATCCTTCTTGGTGGTCAAGCGCTTGCGAATGCTTACGGTAAGTCTGATTCAGGCTCGCATTTCTCTATGACTACAGAGAAAACCGACCACGGCAACGCAAACGAAACCGCTATCGTATGGATGAATGGCTGTAAAAAAGTACGCTTCTCTGATAAGACAGGCCGCGTAAACGATTACGGCACAATGGTCCTTGATACTGCGGTATCTCTACAGTAAGCCCCTTTTAGCCGGAGCAATCCGGCTTTTTTATTTTAACTTTTAGTAATTGGATAAAATTATGAAAGAAACATTTTATAAAGGTGCCGCCGGTAATTTATCGCTTCACCTGGTAACAATTTCGCTTGCTGCTTTAGCTACTGAGGCGACAAAAGTTGTCACTGAGTCTTTACCTATTGGCACGCAAATCACAGGCGTTCGCATTGTGAATGAAGCGCTAGGCACTGAAACTAAGCTAACTGCTCAAGTTGTAAGCCATGCAGGCGATGCCACCGACTTAGCTGAGTTTAACACTGAATCGGCGGGCAATAGTGGCGCATTCATTAAGCCGGTTTACATTGGTGATGAAGGCCCAAGTGATTTAGTTGTTAAAAATACGGGTTCGTCTGCGGCGACCGGCGAAGCTGTACTTCAATTAGAGTACCGATACACAGGTTACTAAGCCTTTTCGATACACGTTTAAATCAAGCCCTGCTATTGCGGGGCTTTTTTATTGGGGAAAATCCATGAGCAATACAACTAATATCGTTTACATCGGTAAGAAGCCTTTTAAAAAAGATACCATATGTAGCACACGCACCATTTTTAAGCAGGGCGTGCCAACACCTGTACCGGCAGAGCTTGCACAACGCTTTTTAGATTTTGGTGAGGTATGGGTGGCTGAAAAAGAAGCCAAGGGCCACATTGAGCGCCAAAAATTCCTAGAGGAACAAGCAGAAAAAGATCGTCTAGAGCGCGAAGAAGCTGAAAAGCAAGCACAGTTAGATGCAAGTCTTGTTGTAACCGTAGACGGCGAAGAAATTGATTTAGGCAAGTACAGTTCAAAACAACTTGATACATTCGTTGTAGCGCATGATCTCGTTATTGAAGGTGCTAAAAAGCCGGTGCCTGATTATCAGCTAAAAGTACGCGATGCAATGCGCGCTAAAGCAGCGGACGAAGGCGAAGAATAATTATGGCGCAATTATCTAGCTTGATCCCGTTAGTTCGTGAGCGCTGCGGGGGCGTTCTTGATCAAATGGCGAAAGACCAGCTAGGTCGCGCCTACCAAAAATTTTGTTATGAATCTCGCTTTTTGGCTCGCTCTCAAGAAATTGAGCAGGGGCAGGACGGGGCGCTTAACATTGATAGTGATCATGTGATTGTTAGCGTTGATTTTGTTTTAGATGCTAATGGCTACGAGCTTAAAAGCTCAGATGATTACACCGTATCACCCAATGGCACTGTTACGGTTATAAACACAACGCCAAAGGTGCGCGTGTTTTACCATATCGCCCCGCAATTCCTACTACCTAATGACTTTGAAGCGGACAACACCATTGTTAACCGCTGGGCTGATGCGATTGCTGATGGAGCCGCAGCGAATTTATTAATGATGCCTAATACCGATTGGACTGATCTGGCAAAGTCTGACTACTACAAGCGCCGTTTTACAGATGGCTACCGCGATGCTTTTCGAGTTGCCGTTAACGCACTGGACGAGCAAAGACCTTCACAACCAAGAGTGTTTTACTAATGGCTATTGTTTCCTCAAATGAAATCTTAATGCGCGTTAATAAGCTGCTTAATGATCCAAACTTTACGCGATGGACCAAAGAAGAATTGCTTAATTACCTTAATGACGCGCAGCGTGCAATTGTATTGCGCCGACCAGACTCTTATACCGTAGATACCGATGATTTTACGTGTGTAGAAGGCACTAAGCAGTTGTTGCCGGTTGATGCGTTAAAGCTTATTGATGTGACGCGAAATGAATCAGGCAAAGCGATACGCGGGCCATACAATCGCCAAGTGCTAGATGACAACTACGACACATGGTATGCGGGCAAAGAGTCAAGCGAAGTTGAGCTTTATATCTATGACGAGCGCAACCCCAAGACGTTTTATGTTTACCCTGGCGTTATAGAAAACGTAAAGCTAACGCTTGTTTATTCAAAAGCACCGCCGGCTATTAGCTTGGCAGATAATGAAGCGGGCGAAGTCATTGCACTAGATGATATTTACGTTAACGCAATTATTGAATGGATTTTATATCGCTCATACATGAAAGACGCTGAATATGCGGCCAATCCGAATAAGAGCCAAATGCACATGAACGCGTTTAAAAGCCAGCTAGGCGAGAAAAGCCAAGCTGATGTAGCGATGATGAGTGAGGAAAAGGGGTAATAACATGGCAGCAAGCGCAGGCGCGTGGTATCGCGTAGGAACAGTAAACGTAACAAATGGTAGCGCAGCTATTGTAGGTGTTGGCAGTAATTGGCAAAACGATGTAATTGCAATCGCTATTGGTGATGCTTTCACCATTGACGCAAAGACCTGGTATGAAGTCATAGCGGTAAACAGTGATACAAGCATTACCCTTGATCGTGGCTTTGAAGGCTCAACGGATAATGGCGTTGAATATGCAATTTTAAGAAACACCTCGGGAACCATACTTACACGAATAGCCGGACAAATAGCCGTACAGTTTAACCAAAAGCAATTGTTTTTAGATGAATTGCGTAACTGGCTAACCTCAGAAGATGATACAGCAACACTTACTGATAGCCATGGTATTGAGCACGTTGTTAAGACGGTTAATAAAATTCAAGAGTTAACCGGAACGGCAGCAACGCATGATGTTACTACCAGTAGAGTAGATAAAACTTCAAATAGGCTATTAAGGTATGCTGACTTCGGCATAGGTACTGCTAGCGGTGTAACTATGGATGACCTAGATAATAACGACTTGGGTTTTGGTGCCTGGTACTCATTAACATCAGAAACAGAAAATTCACATATTAACGGCAAAGATTTTAATGGATTTGTAATACCGATAGGGCGCGCCGCAGGGGCTAGGCTAAATCAAATCGCTATGGATGGAGAGAATAAGCCGACTTTATATACCCGAAATTATAATTCAGGAAGGCCAGAAGGTAGCAGATGGACAGAATGGCTTGAATACAAACACAGCGGCAACACTAATTTCACCACGTTAAAAGGTGAAAAAGCAGGAGACCAGTTTGGAGCTATTGTTTTTAGAAATACAAACTCAGTATTTTTGGTTAAAGACTTGTCAGGTTACACCTCTGCCCCCTCATCTATAACATGTACTGGCACATTTAAAATTACTAATCAAAGCGGAGTAGATAGGATAACTGGCATAACTGCATCAGATCTATTTTTAGATGTTCTGACTTCAAATAAAAGGTTAAAAGTAAAGGTCTTAAACATAGATCCAGCAGCACTAAGCTTTGGTGGTGATGACACTTACGAGCTGTGTGCTGAAACTGATGGTTCTAACATAGAGGTTAACCCATAATGTTAAAATTCATAAGCGACAACGATTTTTTGCTAGTCGATAAATATAAGCAAAACGATGATGGCTCAATTAGCTGGGTTTATAACGATGGCAATGCAACTCACAGCGGCTTTATTCGTGAGGGCATGACTCGATCTATTCAAGTACCCGATGGCGCAGAGCAAGTGAAAGTAGGTGAAAAACTCGCTTTGGACAGCGAAGGCAATCAAAAGCTAGATGATGATGGACTGCCGTTATTCGAGCCCGCTTTTGAAGAACAGCAAAAATACAAAGATGAAATAGTCGATATATGGGCCAAGTTAAAAGAGCAGGTAGAGCAAGGCGCTATAACGATAGACTCGGATCATTTGCTTTTAGAGCAAAAGCAGAGCGCTAAAGATAGTATTAACGCCACTCGCGATGCGTTGAATGACGCAGATATTGAGTACAACGGTTATACATTCCAAGCGGGTGCGCAATCGCGTGAGGATATTATGGGCGCAGTGGTTACAGGTAGCGATACTATTTGGCTTACGCGTGACAACCAAGAAATTGAAATGCTAGCCGAAGATATGCGCGGCCTTGGTCTAGCTATCGCCAACCGTAAAAAGTTTTTAGTGTATAAGGCCCGTCACTTTAAAGATGCGCTGGACGAGTTAAACGATGAAACCGAAATAAAAGATTTTATCAATAACTTAGATTGGAGCGCATAATATGAGAGTAATATTTTGCACAAACAACCTGCCGCTTAGCTTGCTAATAAAGTTGGTTACATGGTCGCAGTGGCATCATTGTGGTGTCATTGTGAAAGAGCAGGGCATAGATTACGTTATACATGCAAAAGCATTTAAGGGCGTTATTAAGGAGCCGCTTAAAAAATTCAAGCTCGACTACCCTGATCACGAAATACGCGTGATGAATGGAAACTCTACAGATGCGAATGAGCTTTTAGGTCAAAAATATGATTTTGGCGGCGCTATTGGTCATTACTTTAGTGCTTGGAATGATCCGCATAAGTGGTTTTGCTCTGAGCTGGTAGCGTATTGTCTTGATTATGTAAACCTAGACTTTGTAGGGCGCTTTACACCTCAGCGCTGTTACGCCATGAGCCTACCCATAGAATAAGTTTTAAACCTTCCTCAAAAAACACTTACAAAATAAGCGAATCCTATGCCTGCAATATCCGTAAAAACTTTTGCCGGTGAACGGCCTAAAATCGATCCGCG